ACAACGGTTTCTCGCGCTACGTCTACAACACGGCTGACAACTCTTTCGCCCAAGTCACCGACGACCAGTTTCCCGGCTCATTCGTTGCCGAGTTCCTTGACGGCTACATCCTCGGCGTTGAGCCGTTCGGGCGGTACTGGTTTTGGTCAGACCTTGCGGACGCGCTGAGTTACAGCAGTTTCGACCGCGCGCAGGCGGAAGCCCGCCCCGACCCGATCCAGGCGCTAAAGGTCTTCAACCGTGAGGTTTGGGTCTTTGGCCGCGACACCACGGAAGTATTCGTCAATACCGGCGCACTGACTGGCACGTTCCAGCGTGCCGGCTCAACCGTGCTCAATGTCGGCTGCGCTGGCCGCTTTGCAGTCGCTCGCAGCAATGCCGGCCTCTTTTGGCTTGGCGGCGACGGGCGCATGTACTCGGCTCAGGGCTACAACCCCGCGCCGATCAGCACGCCTCCGGTTGAACAGGCCATTCGCGGCTTGGATTGGTCGCAGTGCTTCGCGTTCACGTGGGAAGACGAGGGGCACAGCGTCGTTTACTTCGGCTTCCCTAACGGCGTGACGTTCGGCTTCGATGCGTCCACCGGACTTTGGCACCGTCGCGAGTCTCAGGGCCTTCCGGGCTGGCGCATCGGCCACCTTGAGCGCTGGGACGGCAAATGGATTGCCGGCGACATCTACGGCGGCGGGCTGTACGAACTCGCATGGGACGCTTTTGACGAGGCCGGAAGCGACCTTGTGTGTACGCGTACCTCGGGCGTTTTCTCCGACGCGCAGAACCTCCTGGTTTTCTCCGGACTTGAGCTTGTCATGGACACCGGAAGCCGTGACACGCAGCAAAAAGCCGTCCTGCAATACAGCGACGACGGCGGGCGCAACTGGACGAACTGGCGCGAAGGCTCGATGGGCGCGCTAGGTGCCTATGCACAGCGCATCCGCTTTCACCGTCTCGGGTCTTCCCGCGCCCGTGTCTGGCGCATCCGGTGTAGTGATCCGCGCCGCCGCGATCTTCTTTCCGCATCTGTCACCGTCGAATCGGCGGGCTAGGAGCTTACGTGTTGAATGCACTCGGAATGGGCGTGTCCGTCCTCGGCGGCTTGCTTGGCAACAGCGCAGCCCGTCGCGCAGGTCGCGCACAGCAGGCCGGACTTGCTCAGGGCCAGAACTTCCTTTCAGACGCGCAGGCCGGTTATACGCCCTACACGCAGTTCGGCCAGAACGCCTTGGGCCGACTGTCTGCGGTAGAGGGTGGCGATTACAGCGCCTTTGAAAACGCGCCCGACTATCAATTTGCGCTTGACCAGTCGATGCGGGCCAACGACCGCTCCGCCGCCGCGCGTGGCTCGCTTTACTCTGGCGGCGCTGATGCCGACCGCATGCAGCTTGCTTCCGGCCTCGCCTCGCAGAACCTTCAGAACTACCTCGGGCGGATGATGGGGCAGGCCGGCATGGGCATGCAGGCGCAGGGCGCGGTGTCCAACATCCTCGGCCAGCGCGCAGGCCTCGCGGTTGACGCAGGCAACGCCGCAGCCGGCACGGCAATGCAGCGCGGCCAGAACTGGCAGAACACGCTGGGCAATGTTTGGAGCTTCGGCAGCGATTGGCTTGGCGGCAACAGCCTCGGCAAGCAGGGCAAGGGGTACTAATGGACTTCTACGCACGCGGCATCCAAGCCTTTGAGCAGGGCAGGGCGCGCACCGCTCGCAACCGTCTCGCGGAGCTGTCCAGCGCGGCACTGTCGGCCCCGGTCGAGCAGCGCGGGCAGTTCGCCTCGCAGATTGCGGCGATTGACCCTGACGCGGGGTTCTCGTTCGATCAGGGCATTCAGCGGCAGCAGCAGGCGATGCAGGCGGAGAGTGAGCGCAGGCTGGGCAACATGGCGAAGCTGCTATCCGTCGCCCCGTCCGAGGCTCGCGGCAATCTGTGGTCACGCATCCGCCCCGGCTTGCAGCAGATGGGCTACGAAGCGCCGGAAGCGTGGGACGACTCTTTGCTGCCGGTTGTGCAGCAGCTGGGCGGCGCGGACCAGCAGGGGCCGATGTCGGCGCAGCGCGAGTACGTCGAATGGATGGCTTCGCAGATTCCAGAAGAGCGGCGCGGCGAATTCATGCTGACGCAGGCCGGGCTTATGCCCAAGGTTGTCAATCAGCAGTATTCGATTGAAGATGTTGAAATGGCAGACGGCACCGTTCGTCGCATCCAAGTCCCGACTCGCGGCGGTCGCGTCTATGGCGACACTCCGACCCCGCCCGGCACGGGCTCGCAGCCTCCGGCGCGCAGCTCGGCGCAGGGCATGGATGGGATTCTGGCGCAGGCTAACGTACTCGCTCGCCAAGGCGTGCCCGATGCTCAGATTGAGCAGTTCATCGCGCAGGCCGCACAGCGTCAGGGCGTGCAGATGACGCCGGCTGGCGGGATGACGCCGGAAATGGAAAGCGCGGCGAGTGCGACGCTTGACCGTCAGACGTTCGGCGCTCCGGCTGGCGAAGCCACCAACGCTAGTCGCGCGGCTGCGGCTGCCGAGGCTGCGGCGGCCAAGGTGCGGGCGGAAGAGATGGCGCGCAATGAGGTTGAGGCCGGAGCGAATGTCGGCAAGTCAGAGCTTCGACTCGGCCAGGTGGAGAATCAGTACGCCAACATTTCCGATGCGATTGATGATGCTTTGAAACTCGTCAACAGCCGAACGACCGGATTTATCGGCGCTCGCACTCGCAACGTCGAGGGGACGGACGCCTTTGACCTCGGCAAGGCTGTGCTTACGGTTCAGGCAAATCTTGGCTTTGACCGCTTGCAGGAAATGCGCGACTCGTCGCCGACTGGCGGCGCGCTTGGTCAGGTTGCCGTGCAGGAGCTTGAAGGCTTGCAGGCAACCGTTGCGGCGCTTGACCCGAATCAGTCCGAAGAGCAGCTCCGCGCCGCTCTGCAAAAGGTTCAGGGCCACTACGACCGCTGGTACGAGGCTACGCGCCGCTCGGTTGCGTCTCAGGTTGAGCGCGGCCGCGCCGCGCGTGGTGACGCTCCGGCGTCGAATAGGCCGCGCGCCGAGAGCGCTGATGGGCGGATTGTCGAATGGGACGGTTCGGCATGGGTGGAGGTGCGCTAATGGCAATTCCTCCGCCGCCTCCGGGCTTCCGCGTCATCGGCTCTGACATCCCCCCGCCGCCCGAAGGGTTTACCGTTGTTGGGCAGCCGACTGGCGCAACCGTCCCGACTGGCGCGCGCATCGGCGTTTCCCGAAACCTGACCCGCGAGGGGCTTAACCGTCGAATTGAGGGCTACTACGGCGGCACCGCCCCAAAGGATGCGGACGCCGCAATGATGGCTATGATTCGTGCGCGTCAGGCTGGCGACCCGCTTGCCGAGCGGCGAATTGAGCGCCGTTTCATGGAGCTTGACGCCGCCGAGATTGACCCGACTCGCGACATGGGCGCTCTGCGTCGCGGCTTTGCCGGGGCAGGAATGTCGCTCACGGATACCGCAATGGGCCTTGGGCAGATTGCCGGCGTCGTGACCCCCGAGGAGGTGGCCGCGCGTCGTGAACTCAACGCGCCGCTGATGAATACGCCTGCGGGCTTTGTTGGCAACGTGGCTAGCTCCGCAGCGCAGATTGCCGCGCCGCTTCCGGGCGGCTCGCTGTCTCGTGCATTGCCCCGAGCTGCGCCGTACCTTTCTGCCGCTGGCCGAAATGCCGCGTTCGCGGCAGCACAGCCGGTCGTGGATGGCGAAAGCCGAGCGCAAAACGCTGCGATTGCTGGCGCTGTAGCTCTTCCCGCACAAGCTTTGGCGAATGCATCAAGCCGCGTTCTTTCCGGCTCGCGAAGCATTGGCGCGGATCGTCGCGCGGCGATTGACTTTGCGCGCGCCGAGGGAATCCCGGTTACGACGTATCAGGCCAGCGCGAATCCCTCGGTGAAGCGAATCGGCAGCGTACTTTCTCAGCTTCCCGGCGCTGGAACTGGCGACGCCGCAGCCGCGCAGACTGCCGCGTTTAACCGCGCCCTTAGCCGCTCCTTTGGCCTTGAATCCGAGACGCTAGAGCCCGCCGTCATTTCCGCTGCGCGCTCCCGCCTTTCCGGCGTGTATGACGACATTTGGAGCCGAAACGACGTAAAGCTGGACGGCGCTACGATTGCCAAGCTTTCAGCGCTCTCTCAGTCCGCCAATCGGAGCCTGACGACTGACAACGCCGCCGTAGTGAATCGTCAGATTCAGTACATTCTTGAGCAGGCTAGGGGCGGGGCAATGCCGGGCCGCGTGTACCAGAACCTTCGCGGCGAGCTTGCGGGCGGCGACGATGCGGCGGGCCGAATCATCAAAGAGGCTCGGCGGGCTCTGGACAATGCAGCCGAGCGCTCAATCGGTCGCGCTGACGCTTCCGCGCTTCGCCAGGCAAACGCGCAGTACAACAACCTCCGAGTTGTTGAGGATGGGTTGAGGCAGGCCGCTGGCGCGGGCAATGAGGTTGCTCCGGCTCGCTTGTGGGCTTTGATTAACCGTCATGGCCGGCCGCGCGCAACGCCGCAAATGAACGCGCTCGCGCGCCTTGGGCAAACCGTCCTTAAAGACCCGATCCCGGACTCCGGCACGGCTGGCCGCGTGGCCGTTCTCGGCGGACTTGGCGGCCTTACTGGCGTCGGCCTTGGCACTGAGTCAATCACGCCACAGCAGGCCGCGGCGCTTGCCTCGCTTGGGCTTCTCGGCGGACGGGCAATGAATAGCAATCGACTCGGGCAGATTTACGCTCGCGGCGCTGCGCCGAACTCCCGCGTACTCAACAGCATCGCGCGACGACTCCCTGCCGCTGCGCTCCCGGCTGCGTCTACGGCTTACGCCGAGGACTAAACGTTACGCAAAAGGATAGAGCGGAGCCTTCCTTCGGGAAGCTTCCGCCACGCGATGTTGTGGATTTTCTTGGCGATCCAATAGAAGCCGGCCCATATCAGCGGGCCAATGATCGGCGCAAGGATTAGCGCCGTCCACTTCGCGTCCATACACCCTCCCAAGCCCCGCCCCGTGCGGGGCTTTTGCTTCCCGGAGCATACATGACCTTCCAGTTCTACAACCCCGCCCCGGTTCTCTGGGAGCTGAACCCCATCGAGCCCGCTGCCGGGGGCTCCATTCAGTTCTACTCCATCGGCACGACGACCCCTAAAAACACGTGGTCGGACTTCGCCCGTACCACGCTGAACGCCAACCCCGTCACGCTGGACAGCGCGGGCCGTCCCAGCGTGCCCCTGTGGCTGGACGGGGATTACAGCGTCACGCTTCGCGATTCGGACGGCGTCACGATTGACACGTTCGACTTGCGCGACCCTGCCACGGGCGGAACGACGATTCCGAGCCTTGTATCGGGACGGTTCCTCACGAACAACGGCACAAGCCTTTCGTGGGCCACCATTCGCCAGCTACCCGACCCCACGGGGCAGGGCGGCAAGGTCGTGACCACGGACGGCGCGAACTTCCTGTTTACCAACCTCCCCGCCGCGCCAACCCTGCCGATCACCGTCCGCACCAACGGCGTGAGCATTGGCGACGGCACCAAGACGTTCCGAATCCTCACGGGCTCGGCTACGGGCGTCAACGCTGGCGGGCGATTCCAGACGGTTAGCGTCACGTTCCCGATCACGTTTACGACCGTTCCGACCGTCACGGTTCAGATGACGAACGCCTCGGCGGTTTCGTCGTTCAGCAACAACCCGAGTTCTCGCGTCTCGTCCGTCACGACGACCGGCTTCACCGTCGTTTGGACGATGGGCGAGCTTGACGACGCGCAAGCCGGCTTCAACTTCAACGCCGCAGTTCAGTTCGCATATACGGCGATGGGCGAGGCGACGGCGTGACGACTAGCAGCATCCCGCGCCCCGCGCAGCCTATCGCGGGAGGGATGACGGTAGATGCGACATGGTACCGATGGCTTCGCGATCTTGAGGCTGACGCCCGAGCGCGCGGCGTGGATATCTCCGAAAGCATCGCGGAGATTGCGCGGAAGCTTGGCAGTCCAGACGGCAGCATCGACGGCATCCCCGAGCAATCGGCGGCGCAGCTTGTGGGCATTGCGCCCGTCAATGTCGCGGGGCCAAACATCTCGCTAGAGACGTTCGCGGCCACCGTTGCCGGAGACATTCAAGGCTTCGTCCGCGACGGATTCGGGCGCGTGACTGGCCTTCGCCCCGTCATTGCAGGCCCGGGCATCGTCATCGACGGAACGACCGATCCCGCACAGATCGAGATTAGGGCCGCCAGCGTGATGAATCGAATCACGACAACGGGCGACTTCCGCCGCACCACACAGAATGACTTGAGGATCATCGCCTAATGGCCGTTGCTCGCATTTCAGACCTTGCCGCAGCGACCACGCCGCTTGGTGGCACGGAGACCGTAGAGATTGAGCAGGGCGGGAATAGCCGTCGCTGCACCGTTACCGACCTTCGCGGAAGCGCAGGCACCGGCGACGTTGTTGGCCCCGCGTCTGCCACCAATGACGCTGTGGCGCTGTTCGATGGAACTACGGGAAAGCTGCTAAAGAACGGCGTCACCGTCGCGACGATTCGCAGCATTCCGCAGAACTCGCAGAGCGCGGCTTACACGCTGGTTCTCGCTGACGCCGGCCTGCACATCCTCCACCCGTCCGCAGACACGGCGGCTCGCACGTGGACGATCCCCGCTAACGCCTCGGTAGCCTTCCCCATCGGCACCGCCGTTACTTTCGTGAATCAGAACGGCGCGGGCGTCATCACCATTGCGATCACCTCGGACACGATGCGCCTCGCAGGCGCAGGCACAGCGGGGTCGCGCACGCTTGCCGCTAATGGCATTGCGACGGCGCTAAAGATCACGGCAACGGAATGGATCATTAGCGGGACGGGCTTGACCTGATGGCCGTTCAACAGGTTTTGCTTGCGCATGGATCGGCGGGCGGCGGCGGTGGCCCTGGCGCGCATCGCTATTGGCGGCTATTCGTCACGCAAAGCGACGGGAGCGCATTCATTGGGACGACCGAGCTTCAGCTTTTTGATTCCGCAGGAACAAACAGGTCGGGCGGCGCGTCGCTGCTTTCGATTGCATCCTCTACCGACTTGAACAGCGGCAACGCTAGAGACTTGGCTTTCGATAACAACATCGTCAATTCCGGCTGGCTCTCGGACGGATCGGCGGCTCCGCAGTGGGTTCGCATTGACGTAGAGAGCGCGGCAGCGCCGCCCCCCCGGACTGCTTACGAGGTCAAAAGATTCCGCATCTATGGGTCTTGGAACGTTCCAACGGCCAGCCCCCGCGCGTTCCAGCTTCAGTGGTCGGACAACGACTCCACATGGACGACCGCGCTTTCAGTGACCGGACAAACCGGATGGACTGCAAATGAAATGCGCGAGTTCATCGTTTTCTGATTACGCCGCACTTTTTTGAATTGAGGATGCAATGACAGACCACCACCAGCACGGCGAGGCCTGACCTTGGACGCTGTTTACATCATCGGCGCAATCGTTGGCGCTGGCTCGCCATTCCTTGCGGGGCTTGTGTGGCTCATTCGCCTAGAAGGCCGCATCAATACAGAGACGGCGCTTCGGGAGGCTCTAAGGCAACGACTCGACGGTTTCGAGGCTCGCATCTATGAAGTGCTAGAGCGCATTGAAGCGAAGCTAGACCGCAAGGCGGACAAGGAATGACGCAGCCAACCCGCAAAGGCCCCATTGCTGGCGTCGTCGCGGGCATCGCTCTAGCAACGGGCTTCCTCATCGTCCATGAGGGCGAAGTCCTCGGCAGCTACGCCGACCCGGTTCACGGTTGGCGCGTGCCGACCGCGTGCTATGGGCAGACCGGGCCGCATATCCGTATGGGCCAGGTTTTCACCCGTGCCGAGTGTCGCGCGATGCTGGACGCGGAACTCGTCACCAAGGCTCAGCAGCTTGACCGCTGCATTACACGCCCCTTGCCAGACCATTCCGCCGCCGCTGTCTTGTCGCTGGCCTACAACGCCGGAACGTCCGCCGTCTGTGGGTCAACGCTCGTTAGGCAGATCAACGCCGGCCAACCGCCGTCCGCTTACTGCGCGCAGTTTGACCGCTGGACGTTCGCGGGCGGGAAGGATTGCCGCGACCCGAAGAACAACTGCCGTGGGATTGTGAGGCGGCGCGCAGAGGAAAAGGCGCTTTGCCTTGGACTTTCACAGTGAGGCAACCATGAAGCTAGAACTGATGCTCGCCCGCTTGGGCTGGACTGCCGTGTTAGCAATCCTGCTAACGGCGTCCGTCGCCCTGAACGCTTGGCAGTTCAACCGCGCTGGGAAAGCTGATGCGCGTTGCGCATCACGCATCGCGGACATGGTGGCCGACGTTGACCGCGTGACCGCCGCCCGTGAAGTGAAGGCAATCGAGATTGCGCGAGAGACGACCGCCGACGCGCAGGCCGAATCAACCCGTATCCAGTCGGATACAATCAAGATCGTGGAGCGTATCCGTGAAGTACCTGTCCCCGTTCCTGCTGAGTGCGACGGCCCTATGCCTGACCGCGTGCGCGACACCCTCGCCGACGCTGCCCGAGCCGCCAATCGTTCAATGTGAACAGGGCAAGACGGGGCCAGTTCCCGCCCCGCCCATCGCCACGCGCTCCCAGTGGCTACAGGACGGCCCCGCATGGGCCGCTGGCGTGCTTGGCTTGCTCAGGGAAGAACGGGCGCTCAGGGCTGCGGAGCATGACTGTCTGAGCCGCCTGCGGTCGCAGAGCGTAATCCGCTGACGCGACGTTTAGGATTTCTCCGAACTTAAACGAGGCGTTTCCCTACTGCCGGCGGGTCGCCGCTGCGCGATCCTGTGCCCACCCCGGCAGCACGGCGGCGCGACCTGAACGAACTATTCGGCAGTTCCGAAGGGTTGCCGCTCCCCCCAACCGCCCCGGCCCTTGAGCAAGGCCGAAGCTGTGCCGGGCCCCTGAGTTTTGAGCAAGCCCCGGAATTTTGAGCAGGGCGGCCAGAATCGCGGGCATGAAAAAAGCCCCGCAGGCCGCACGGGGCTTGATTCTGAAGGTGGTGGCCAGGGAGGGAATCGAACCCCCGACACGGGGATTTTCAATCCGATGCCAGCGAGCGCCTGAAACCCGCGCCGCTGCTGCGTTTCAGCCGCTAGCGCCGCGCTGCCGTTGAAATGAAGTCTGTCACCACAGCCGGAACCTCGCGTTCTCGCCAGCCTGTTCGATTGAGCGGCAAATCTCGCGGTGCCTGCGCTCCGCCTCACGCTCTGCCTTGAAGTTGGCGAATTCCTCGGGCGTCATCGTCTGCCGGAAGCGTTCTTCCTGCCTGCGCTCTGCGTTCGCCTCTAGGCGTGCGGCGGCAATGCCTAGGAGTGCGGAGCCGGGATCGAAAAAGAACATCACGACACCCCCATGGCTTTGGCGATGGCAGCGTCAGCGGCGGCAATGACTTCGCGCTTCTGCGCCTGCGTCACTCCGGCTGACGGGCCTTTGGCAAGGGTGTTCATGGCGACAAGTGCAGCCAGCAATTCAGGCGCGGCGGCGATTAGGCGGGCGTTGGCTGTGCGCTCAGCTTGATAAACATCCACACGCAAAGAGACGATTTGCTGCGCCAAAGCAACCGCCCTCCCATCAGCATCAAAAACGCCCCACTTGCTTCCGTCGCCCGACTCGTCCGTCCACGGCCCCGGCGTATGTGCGCTCATTCGTTAACTCCCAGCTTCGACCAAGTAAGCGGGCCAGGCTTCGCCTTGACCCTCGCAATCCGCTTTGCCGCGCCTCGCTTGTCCGTGCCCATGCGCTCCGCCACCTGTGCGGCGGTCACGTATTGTCCGTCGATGACGTACAGCGCGGCAACCTTGGCAGAGCCACGCCTTGCGGACTTGAGCGCGGCGGCAGGGTCTAGTGTGTAGGCGCTCACGCTGCACCCCGGGCGGCGTCGATGGCGGCGTCGATGGCGGCGTCTAGGGCGTCGAAAGGCCCGCCCTTGTAAATCTCGTCTCCATACGGCTGCGCTTGGATGGAAACCCAGTAGCACTTGTCGCTGCGAATCCACCTATACCTTTCCGCATCCGCCCGCGCCGCGTCGCGCTCGGCCTCAAGCTCAAACATCCTGCGCCCACGGATAACCACTTGATCCGCGAGCATCGCCACTCGCTTTTCAAGCTCCTCGATGCGGGCGTCGGCTTCGTCCTTGGCGTACCACTTCCCGTCCGGGTCGGCGGTCATTTCGTGGCGCTCATGCCATCCCTGCACGTAGCTTTCAAGTGCATACCTCGTCAGTGGCTTCACGGCGTCTCTCCCTTCGTCTGATTCCGCAGGCGATCTTTCTCTCGGTAGCTTCCGACCACGATTGCAGCCCCAAGCATTTGCAACACCATCGACACGGGCCACACCAGCGCAAACAGCGCGCCAGCGATGGGCCGGCGAACACTTCCTGCAATCTCGCCGGCGATCATGTCGAACACGTAGAACCACAGCGCGAGGCATAGATAGGCGATGGTCACGGCTTCACCTCCGGCTGTTCGGGCTTGCGGTATTTGCGCGGCTTGGTCGCTGCCCAGAACCACATGCAAAGCGGCACGACAAGCCCACCAACAGCGCCGCCAACAATCCCCGCGACGCAGGCGCGAATGATTTGCTCCGTAGTCACGACCCCACCCCCTTCACCGCCGCGAGGGCGGCGCGTGCTGCTTCGATCAAGCGCCACGTAGCGCCTACCATTTCCGGCGTGCTGTCTCGCTCGGTGGCGTCGTCCAGCTTTTCAAGCTCGACCTCCAGCGGGCGCAACGCCTCCACCACCCCGGCCTGCGCGTTCAGCGCCTCAGATCGGCCAGCCGTGACGCCTTGAGCGTATGCGTCGTTCGCCTTTTTCAGCGTCTCGCGAAGCTCGGCAATCTCGGCGCTCAGCTTGTCGGCGTGCTCGCGGCTGCCGTACTCGACCGCGAGAACCGGGAGTTGTGCGTTCAGCGCGGCGACGATGCGCTCTGCCGCTTTGTCGTCCACGGCCGTGCAGAAAAAGACACCATCCTCGTAGACGATATCGCTAGACAGCAATTCGCCAGTCTTGTATCGCTCACGCACGGCTCACCCCCAGCGATGCGCGGAGGCGATCCAATGCTTCCTCCGCCTTGCTTCCGGGGTATCGCGCTACGTGAGCAATCACCGCTCCTGCAACCAGCGCCACATCCTCCGCGCTGGCCTGCGGCTGAGCGCTCAGCGCGGCGGCGTCCTTCAGCGCCCGCACCTTCTGCGGCAAATCGGCATAGCTCCACAGCACGCCCATCGGCTGCGGCCCGTTCACGATGACTGAGATTTCTGCCAGCAGCTTCGACAGCCGCTCGATCAGATACTCCTCCTCGGTTTGCTCGCTCACTGTCCCTGCTCCTGCAAGATTTCATGCTTTGCAAGCTCAAGCGCGCCGATTGCTTCGGTCACACTGAGTCCTGCGGCGTTTTCGTAGACAGCCGACTTGATCGCATCGACAAGGCGCTGCAAGTCGTGGCGTGCGCTTCCAAGTGCAACGACGCTCACTTGCCCACCCCCAGCGATGCGCGGATGCGCTGCCATGCGGCCTCGACGGCAAGCTCAGCGCGACTCGCTCCGAGAGATGCAAGCGTTTCGCCCACCAGCGTCAAATCCTCCGCGCTGGCCTGCGCGCCGGCCTGCGGCTGCGGGGTGGCGAGGTAAGGGGCGAGCTTTTCGAGGATGGCGTCTGCGATCTCGTAGTCTGAAGCGTGCGGCTGGGCGCGCCAGCACTCGGTCGCGAACGCTTGTGCCACGAGTCCACTCAAGTTGACGTGCGGACGGGCCTGCGGCTGCGGGGCGGCTGCCCCATCGCCACCAGTCAGGATGCTTGCCAAGTGAATCGCCCAATCAGGCGCGGCAAGGCCGGCAGACAAGTAGCGGTCAAGGTACTGCAACGCGCGCTCGACTTCGGACTGCGGCTGCAACTCCGGCCCAAGCTCGGCAAGCAAGGCGTCGCAGGCGCGGGTCAGGTCGTCAACCAAGTGGATTTCCGTAGCCAAGAAACCCCGGCGTCGCTTCACCGAAGCCAGCGCCCGCGCTACGCGCTCTCGAAGATCAGCGGACACAGCGCACTCCCATTCGGTCACGCGGCGGGACAGGGCAGGGCGGGCGCTTGGCGTATGCGCCGGGGATCCAAAGTCGCCACGGGGATTTGCTCTTAGATTTCACGGCGACCCTCCACGGCGCGAAGTGCGGCTTCCATCCTTTCCACTGCCTTCAGCCAGTCATCCAGCCCCGGCACGCAAGTAAGAAGGGCGTGGCCTGCCGCGTAGAGTTCGGGCGCGGCAGCGATCAGTCGGGCATCCGCCTCGGCCTTCGGCGTCACGGGAAGGCGGCAAACGATGCCAGTGGGGTTTGATTCCGTGACTGCTTTCGGCGCGAGAACGTACCGATACAGGTCATCGGGAAAGGACTCGTCAGGAATCCAAGGGGCTTTTGTGTGCTTCACGGTGTTCTCCTGGTTGCCGATGCGTGCAAGGGTCGGCGCTCCTTCGGATACGCGGCACGCTCGCGCCGTGTTCAATGCGCCTGCGGCTGCTGCGCGGAGAGGATGGCGTTGAATCGGTCAAGCAAATCCGCGTAGTCCTCGGCCAGCTTGAGGCGGCGGGCCTGTTCGTCGGCCAGAAGGATCGAAACGGCCTCGCAGGCTTTGGCGAGGTTGTAAACGCAGTTGGCGAGTTCGGTTTCTTTCATGGCGGGCCTCAAAAAGGAATTTTAGAATCGTCGGCGGGAGCCATCGACGGGATGCGTCGATCCGGCGTCGTGCCACCCTTCGCGCCGTTCGGCTTCCAGTTGTCCACCTCGGCGTACCACTTGCCATTCGTGGCGCGCTTCAAGTTGAGGTTCACCCAGTCACCCTCACGGCCCTTCAGCCAGTTCAGGAACTCGCCCCGCTTGATAGAAAGCGAGCCGATGACGTAATCCGGCGCACCATCGCGCGGAGCCTTGAGGATGAGACCTTCGGGAAATTCTTTGTCGCTCATTACGCTGCCTTCCTCTGTTCGTGCGCCTTCTTGAGCGCGGTTCGGGTCTTGGAATCAAGGCGAGTCCACAGCGCGGCCTTTTCGTCCGTGTTAAGGGCTTGGCGTTCGATCAAATCCCACGCGCCGACGCTGTCGCCGGCTTCGACGTACTCGGCAATGTTCGCGGCCAGCTTCATAAGGCCAAGCTGCGTTGCGCTGTCCACGGCCTCCCATGCGCCGCTTGTCGGCTGGCCTTCCGGCTTTATTGGCGCAGGCTTGCCGTTGTGCGCGGCGGCGTTGCCGTCGTCGTCTTCCTGCGCGACACCGGACATAGCGGCCAGCGAGTAGCGGCGAAGGTAAGTCGTCGTGCTGCCGATGCCCTGCGCGTCCGTCTTGCTGGGGACGGCGGATGCCGTGCTGTAAATCAGGCCGCCCGACGAGTGGGCAACAAGCGTTGTCACGGAAACAAACGTTCCGTTAAACGCGGTAGACTGCACGATGCTCAGGCCGTGCTTGGCGAACACCGGACGCACCGTGTTAAGCACTTCCGCGAGGTCGGCATACTTCGACTTGAAGTGCGGATTGTTGCTGGACTTGCTGGCGTTCTCGACTTCGCCCTGAGCCTTCGCCAGCGCGGCGAACAGTTCAGGCGTGGCCTTGTCGATATAGATGGGGTTAACGTCGTTCACTTGCTCATTTCCTTGTGTGCTTCGGCAACGTTCCAGCCGAAAACGAAACCGAAAACGCTGGCGATCAAGTCGGCATCAAAGACCGCAGCCGTGTATGCGCCAATACCGCCAATAAAGATCAGGGCGCAAATCTTGGTTGCCTTGCTCACGGGCGATCCTCCAGGCTCGGCGCTGCGTCCGCGATTGCCTCGGCTTCGTATTGCCGCGCAGACACGCGGCCGAAGTCGGCCATGAATCGCGGGCCAGTCATCAAATAGGCGTCCACCGTCGCGGCCTTGGCGTACCAATTCGCGAGGCGTTCGGGGTTAGTCATCGGGCGTTCGGTTGTGGTCACGGGCTCACCTCAATCATGCGAATAACAAGGGCTTTCGCAGACGCCTGAAGCTGGCGCTTGGTGGAATTCAAGGCGGCCCCTGCGGCGGCCCGTGCGGCGGCCCCTGCGGCGTCCCCTGCGGCGGCCCATGCGGCGTCCCATGCGGCGGCCCCTGCGTCGTCCCGTGCGGCGGCCCCTGCGGCGGCCCATGCGGCGTCCCATGCGGCGGCCCCTGCGGCGGCCCCTGCGGCGGCCCCTGCGTCGTCCCGTGCGGCGGCCCGTGCGGCGGCCCCTGCGGCGGCCGCGTCACTGCGAACCGCGTTAATAACAGGCATTAGGCTCGGACAATTGGCGAAGTCCGTAATCTCCGGCAGCGATTCAAGCTGCGCGGCTTGCGCGTCTAGCTTCGCCAGCCGCAGCCATGCCGGCGTATAGACGCGAATCATCCAATCGGCCGCCATCGTGCCGCGACGAATTTCAATTTCCTTCGTGCTGCGAGTGCCGACAAGGCGGGGGATCAGATCGGCCAAAAGCGGCGTTCGCTCGTCATCGGGCAGGGCGTCATTCCAAGCCCGTAGGAAAGTCGAAATCACCGGGCAAGCGCATTGCGGCGAATCGCTCCACTGTTCGCCGGCCACGTAAGCGACGGCTTCCATTACGCACATGCGGCGCGAGTTTTCCTCGTGCGCGCCCTTGTCCAGCTTGGCGGCCATCACTTCGGCCAAACGCTCAGGGTTGATCGTGTAGTTCACGGGTTGCTCCTGTCGCGCCATTTCCGGCGCAGTTGGCGGCCCCGTAGGGCCTTGGTTACTTCCTCGCGGGCCAAGCTGCCCAGCGCCCACAGCCCGCAAAGGAGGAAAGCGGCCACGATGGCGTCGTGCGCGATTTGCGTGGCGGTCATGGGGCCTCCCCCGTGGCTTTGGCGATGGCGGCTTTCGCCAAGTGAATCGCGGCCATTCCCAAGTCTTGCGGCTTGTAAAACTGACTCTTCGACAGTTCGCTGATTCGCTCAAGCGCCTCAAGCATCGCGGGCGCGGCGGCGATTAGGCGGGCGTTGGCTTCGCCTACGGTTTTGCCATGCTCTGGTGAGTCGTCGCTTCCATAGCAAAGCGCCATGCATTCCCAATCCACATAGCCAAGCGTCGGGTCGCCGTTTGGCGCGTCGATTTGCCACTCTTGCGAGCCTGACTTTTTGAAAGTCCACGGCCCCGGCGTATGCGCGCTCACATCGCACCCCGCAGTCGAGCCCCGAAGGCGTCGCAGTCGCGGCTGGCGGCGTGCACATCGCGGAACGCCTGTTCCAGTTCCGCGTCGGAATACTCTTCGGCCTTTTCGTCGTGATGCGCGGCAATCGCAGCGCCCACCGCCTCGCGGATGATTCGCCCGCACTCCGTGTCGTCCCCCGCGATCAGCGCAGCGGCGATCCGGTCGCGGACAGCGTGGCGACACAGGGCGGCGTCGATAACGTCGATGAGCGTGCCGGTCATTCGAGCATCTCCGAAGCGGGAACAATCCGATTGCCCTTGACCGTCCAACCCATTGAGCGGGAGTGCTTTTGCAGGTCTTCTAGGCGGATATGCTCGTCAATGACTCGGGCCAGCGACTTTTCCAGCGAGCGGACAAGCTGCTGCTGTGCCGGCGTGGCCGTCTGCCACTTGTCGCGCGCTTCCATGTAGACGGTCGAGAGGGCGCGGAAGAAATCGCCGTCGCCACCGCTAAACGGGTTGTCGTCGTAAACCAGCCCAAGCGCGTCGAAGATGACTTCGGCGGCACTCTCAGGCGTGGCGAGGATCAGTGCTTCATGCTCAGCGCAGCGGGCCTCGTGCGCGGCTTCTTCCGCGTCGGCCAGCGCTTCTTCCCGCATCGTCGGCGGGCTCTGTCGGTCGTAGTACCCCACGGCTTGCCTCCCTGCCGAGTCCGTCTCGGCGTGTTGCTAGTAAACCGCAGTGGCCCGATTCCGTCAACACCATTTGCGCCCAAATAGTGAAACGCAGCGTTTTATTTTTGCAACAAGTGCGGGCTTGACGGATCGCACCCGTAAAGTTAGGGTGACTGCATGAAAACACTGTCACTTCACTTCAAGACCTCCGCCGACCTAGCCCGCGCCGCAGGCGTGTCCCGCGAGGCTGCGCGCCATTGGGTAAGCGGCAAGATTAAGCCCACGCCTGAGCATTGTGCGGCAATCGACCGCGCAACGGCTGGCGGCGTTTCTGCCGAATCGCTGCGCCCTGACCTGAAATGGCGTCGCGACAAGCGCGGGCGCCTCGTTAGCTACACCGTAACCCTTTGAGTTCAAGCCGTAAAGGAGCCCGCCATGCCGTGCCCGACCGGAAAAGCGCAGTACGCCACCAGCGCCGCCGCCGCTCGCGTTATGCAGAAGATGGACAAGCGACACGCGGGCCAGAAGTCGGCCCAGTGGCATCGCGGCGCGTCGATGGTCTACCGCTGCGCCGTCTGCCACCAGTTCCACATCGGCCACGGCACGGCGACGGTCAAGAACAAGCGCCCGCGCTACACCCCTGAGCTGGATTGGAGCTTCGCACTGTGAATTACTTCCAGCTTCATTTGGGCGATTGGGCGCAAGGCGTGGCCCACCTGTCGCTGCTAGAGGAAGGCGTTTACCTCCGCCTCCTGCGCCGTTACTACGCGGAAGAAAAGCCTCTCCCGTCCGACCTGGCGGCTTGCCAGCGGCTTGCCGGGGCTCGCTCGCAGGATGAGCGCGATGCAGTCGTCGTCGTGCTGGCGGAGTTCTTCACCCTGACTGACGAGGGGCACCGGAACAAGCGGGCGGATCAGGAAATCGCCAAGTTCCACGAGGGCGAGCCGGAGCGGGAGGCCAAGAAAGCCAACGAGCGCGAGCGTCAGCAGCGCACCCGCGAGGAACGCCGCCGCCTGTTTGATGAACTGCGCGAGCGCGGGGTCGTCCCGGCGTACGACACGAC